CCCCAGGCGAGACTTATTGCCAGCAATCTGATAGAAGAGTCGGCTTCTGTTTTTGAGAACCATCTGGTTTCTGTTGTGGGCAACCAGAGGAATCTTGAACTCTTTAGGTAGCCCTTCCATGTACATCGCAAGAGTAGACCGGAACATATCTCTGTTCTCCTCTGTATCTGCCACCAGTGTTCCCTGCCATCCAGGGTGCGTAAACTGCCAGTACAAGTCCAAGGCCAGTGAGATGGTTGTAATGCCAAGCTGCCGTCCTTTTAAGATAACAAAGAAGTGGATATTCTCATCCAGCCCTTTCTTAATCTCATTCATCACATACGTCTGAGTACCCAGAAGATTACCCATCTTCTTCAAGCCCTCCTCCTTCGTTTCAATCTTAAGTTCAGAGCAGAACTTGTAAAACCGATCTAAGTCAAAGTTCATTCACATTCCAATTTGCAATCGTCTCTGACACATCCCGACTACGGGCACAGTTTATTAACTCACGGTAGAAGATGGCAGAGTACTTGTCTTCCCACTCTCTTGCCAACACCCTCTTTGCCTTTGGGCTAATGCAAGACAGGGCGCGCTGCATTTCCCTCTTCAGACGCAATCGAGATTCGTATAACTGCATCTGCGTATCCTTGTCTGTACCCATAATTTATAGCCTCATTCACAACATTCACCGTGTTCATCTCTTGCTGCACTAACAAACTACTGAGCGTTACGCACATGCAGCGCAACTCATCCTCATCCAGCCATAACCAGTTATTGCCCATCTACGCCGTTCTCCACACCCTTATTACGTCACCCTCTGTCTTTGCCATAAACCTTAACCCTAACCGCCTCCCAGCCCTGTAGTTAGCGTTCAACACCTTTGCCCTCGCCCCTACAGGCACAACAAACGAATCCCCTATGTCCATGTCCTCATAAGGATACGCATACACCACCCTCGCATCCGGCATCCCAATACCACGCTCTAACCCAATCTCTTGTATCGCCATATCTACCCCTCTACAGATAACCCAATACTAACAAGAAAAAAAGACCTGTGCAACTTTCATCACACAGGTCAACTTTTCAACTTAGGAGAACGTCAGGCAACTACCCCTGACAAACAACACTCTATCAGAAAACTGTATTTTTTTATGGGGAGGGGGCTGTGGGGGGCACGCCCTACAGCAATATCAAACCCATCGCATGAGCCATTGTGCTTGCGTCTTGCGTGATGATTCTTGACTGGTGACCATGCCCATTATTGAACAGCTATGGTGAGCAGTGAGCAGCCATAATGAGCAGTCATGACAGGTCAACCAACCCCCTATGCAAAATTTGCATAACGTCCTGGGCGGAGGGTGACAGTCACACCTCAATTCGTTTTGATTGACAGACAGACTATGACATATATACAGACACACACATAGACTTAGATTTACAGTATAGAATCTTATCTATATAGACAATACCTACGGCATAGCTTCTGGCTATCAAGACCTGGTTAACGATAGAAATAATTGTGTAGACATAATTGCAATGACTCACGTTATAGACATATAATCTAATCACTGTCTAACACCAGGCAGCATTTTTTGAAAGGCTAGTAGCTATGAAACAAGTTCAAATCATCAGTAAAGACGGCTCAGACTTCGGGGCTAATTGGTGGTATCAAGAGAGCAACACTTGGTTGCAGTGCGATGCTTACTACAGCTTCTACGATGAAGGCGAGGACTCTCCTCTTGTTGACGATGGTTACGCTGTAGAAGCAGACATTATTCAAAACCTCTCGACCGCTTCCTCCGGTAACGTTAACGGCTACACATGGCAAGTCATTGACGTTGATGGTGTTCACGCTGTTCAGGAGTGATTTACATGTTAGAACTCATCATCACATGTAACGGCAAGTCTAAGGGCTTTCCTCTCTACGTCAACGAGTACAACATCCCCGATCTGGGGGGTCAGGCCGGACGCGAAGTTAGCCAGTTCGTCCACAACGACATTGCGCCCGAGTGCATCTGTTCTTGGATTTACGAGGGAGGCGTAGTCAGCGGCTCGGTGGAGACTGACGAGGATTGGACATCTCCCGCTTTCTCTTATGTTGTGCTTCTCAACGGCAAAGAATGCACAGCCGCAGAGATGGACAGCTGTTGCAACACAGTCAACATTTAATCAACCACTGAAAGGAAGTTCCACATGTCAAACACCACCTACAACGGATGGACAAACTACGCCACATGGCGTGTCAACCTCGAAATCTTTGATGGCTTTGACCCGTCAGACTACTACAGCTCTTTTGACTCAACAGATATTGGGCAACTTGCAGACAGTCTGGAACAGTATGCGGAAGAAGTCATCTTTGAATGTGGCTATGACGAGCGCAGACCGTCCAACCTCATGGAAGACTACGCGCGAGCTTTTCTTGATGAAGTTAATTGGCGTGAGATTGCTAAGCACATGATTGCAGACTACGCAGGAGAACAAGCATGAAAAAATTTGCCGTACAGTATTTAAGAGTTGAACACCATGTGTATTTTTTGGAAGTAGAAGCCGAAAACATAAATCATGCCGAAATGGTTGCAGATGCTGAGTTCAGCGGTAGCGAACCATCAGAAATTGTACAAGCCGAAGAATTTATCCTTGAAGTAAAAGAACTGGAGACAGTATGAAACACGATACAAACCCCTCACGCGCACACATCTACCCCCAACTGGAGGGAGGCTATACGCGCGAGAATCCCTACGATTGGGTCATGATTTGCTTTGCATGGGTGGCAGGGTTTATAACCTGTTATCTCATCCTGACCAACTGAAGGCAACATGTCTGACCCCTTTTACATCTCGACCCCGACCTCCATCTCATTCTCTGGGGGTCGGACATCTGCCTACATGCTGTGGCGTGTTCTGGCTACGCACGGGGGCAAGCTACCGCGTGAGGCTGTCGTGTGTTTTGCCAACACAGGCAAGGAAGAGGAAGCGACCCTGAAGTTTGTCAACGAGTGCGGGACAAGATGGGGAGTCCCTATCGTGTGGCTTGAGTACGTGGACGCAGAAGAAACCAAAGACAGGTGGCGTCAGGTCACATACGAGACTGCAAGCAGGGACGGAGAACCTTTTGAGGCTCTCATCCGTAAGCGTCAGTTCTTGCCTAACCCCGTGTCCAGGTTCTGCACTGTCGAGTTGAAGGTGCGGACAATCCACCGTTACTTGAAAGCGCAGGGCTGGACAGAGTGGGACTCCATGCTTGGCATACGCGCAGATGAGCAGAGGCGCTTAGCCAAGATTGGCAACCAAGACTACGGAAAACATGAAGAAAAGATTGCCCCTTTGGGTTCTGTCGGTGTTACGAAGGGAATGGTTGGGGACTTCTGGAAGGCGCAGGACTTTGACCTTGAGCTGCCCAACATGAACGGTGTGACGATGCACGGCAACTGTGACTTGTGTTACCTCAAGGGAGGCGCTCAGATTCTGTCCCTGATTGCGGAGAAGCCAGAACGGGCTACTTGGTGGGCAAGGATGGAGAGCTTGGGTCTGTCCTCTTCCCCGCAGGGTGGTAAGTTCCGATCTGACAGGCCGTCCTACGCGCAGATGCAGGTTTATGCTTTACAGCAAACAGACATGTTCCCTACTGATGAAGAGGGTATTGCATGTTTCTGCGGAGATTGATATGATTCGCACCATTGTGGTCGCACGCAATGAACAAAGCCATTTAGGTGGCTACCCCTCCTCGCAGCCGCGAGGGTGCGACAGGGGTAGCTTCTTAAGTGGCTTTTTTGTTTTGTGCATTGACTACGGTCGGGGGTATCACCCGCCCCTGTATGCGGTTGAAGCGACCAAGTACGATAAACGTAACGCACTGACCTTGTGTCTCCTGGGTGAGCATCCCTCGGGGCAGCGATAAGTTGGGCTTGACAAGAGTGCTGCACTCGCGTCAGGTAGTTTAGATAAACGAGAGCTTCTGTCCACAGTGGATAACATTGTGGATAACTTACCCACAGGCCCCCGCCTCGGGTGAATACTCTATGCGAGTTTGAAATTGAATGAAAGATACAAGCATGACAATAGAACAAGCACGAAAGATATTGGCACAGCAGAGGGAAGGCCTGGTGCGTTATGACCCCGTAACCATCACCCGCGCCCTTATGCTCACCGGAGACTTACCATGTCAGTAGAACTATCAGGCTGGCGCAAGCGTCAGATTGCCCTTGACATCAAAGCTGAAAATGCGCGTGAGTTGAGGCTGGACTATGAGCCAAACAAAAAAATCATTGAGATGGCGCGAGAGGCTGGATTTATGGCTTTTGAATATCC